TTTTATATGATTTAATAGGCACCGGAAAATCACCGTGACTGCTGCTGGCCTCAATATCAAAACTGCAAATTTTGAGAGGAACACGCGTCTCCTTTTCATTCAGCGGGATAATGTACTTGTAATTTATTTTGAATTCAAAGTCGCAAGTTGTTTTCTTGCTCCGAATATCGATAGTATTTTTATTCGGGAGTGCAACCCAACCTGACGGGCTAATGTCTCTAATATGAAATAAACGTAATAAAGGTGGTATATTTGCTTCATACAAATATGTTTCGGTATTATTAAATATTAATCCATTTCTAAATAATTTACGGTCTTGGTTATACCACAGATTTTTCGCCTTGTTAAAAGCCTGCATATTGTTAAATTTTATAGCCAAGAACTTGTGCTCTTTTCCACCGTCAAAACCGTACAACTTTCGTCGTTTAATCAACTTGCATTCGCATAAAGATGCTTCATAATATTTGCCCAGCTTTTTCTTTAAAAAGGCAACAAATGAATCTTTTGAGCCGGTTGTCCATTTGTCATCAACTTTCACATAGAAGAACGGTTTAAATCCCTCGGCTATAATAGAGCAGGATTCACCGCGTTCATTTTTGCCGAACATTTGAATCATAAACTGACTCGAATCGCCAGAATAGCTTGTTTCTGGATTAGAATCTTCATCACTACTAGATGCATTATCGGATTTTTCATTGTATATGTTGAAATCGTATAGTCTGAAGGTTCGATCCATTGTTCTTTGTTAAATCTGTTGTCCTATATTTATTTCCTTTTATACGTATCAATTTTATTTGATTTAATATTAATTATAGCCTAAAAAAACAATATTAATAATAAACATACTATGTGCGGGATAGTTGGGATTATTAATAATGACAAAGATGATTTTGTGAATCATCGCATTATTAACGCGTTAACCACTCTTCAACACCGTGGCCAAGATTCAGCCGGTATTTTTACATTACATAATAACTGTTTCCATAAATGCAAAAATCTCGGTACTGTATCGCAAGTTTTCGATAAGGATTCACTGCTCCATTTGAAGGGACATATAGGTATAGGTCACGTTAGATATGCTACTTCTGGTAATATATCGATTGAACAGGCTCAGCCTTTTTACACAAATAATCCATTGGGAATTGCATTATCTCATAATGGCAATCTTACGAATACGAAAGATTTACTTATTTTAATGAAGGCAAAAAATATTCACATAAATACGACATCGGACTCAGAGATCTTGTTGAATCTTTTTTCGCATTGTCTTCTCTCAAAAATATCAACTCAAGAGGATAAAAAAGAGATGATATTTGAAACAGTTGGCGAACTAATGACATTGTGCAGAGGTGGCTATTCTGTTGTACTTATTATAAACGGTGTAGGACTCGTCGCATTTAGGGATCCTTTTGGTATTCGACCCTTGTGCTACGGTAAGAAAGATTTGATGAATGATAAAAGTGATTATATTATTTCGTCGGAAAGTGTCGCCATTGACTCACTTTCTCTCAATTTTAATTTGGTTAGAGATGTTATGCCAGGAGAATGTATTATAATCACTGAAGATTGTGTGTTAAATTCGCGTGTTGTTCATAATAACCCTGCTCTTGCACCGTGTATATTCGAGTATATTTATTTTGCCAGATTGGATTCAGTAATTGATGGGCTACTGGTCTACGAAGCTCGCATAAAAATGGGAGAAATGTTGGCTAAAAAAATAGCCATAGAGATGCCAGATTATGCGAATTTAGTCGATGTTATAATGCCCATCCCAGAAACGTCGAGGGCGTCTGCAATAAATGTTTCGGCCATTCTAAATATACCATATAGAGAAGGATACGTCAAAAACCAGTATATTGCGAGGACTTTTATAATGCCCGACAATACAACGAGGAAAAAGAATATTAAATTGAAGCTGAATACGATAAAAAGTGAATTCCTTGGTAAAAACGTTTTAATTATAGATGATTCCATAGTTAGAGGGACAACTTCTATTGAGTTAATCCAGTTGGCGAGAGAAGCTGGAGCAAAAAACGTGTATTTTGCCAGTATTGCACCCCCAGTACGCTTTCCAAATGTTTATGGAATTGATATTCCTACAAAAACGGAATTGATCGCGAATGGTAAATTGGTTAGCGAAATTGCAGAATCAATGAATTCGGACAAGGTTATATTTAACGATTTAGACGATTTAGTAAATGCGTGTTGTTCTTTAAATCGAGCTTTTTTGAACAGATTTGAAACATCGTGTTTTGATGGAAAATATATTACAGGAGATATAGATGATAATTATTTATTAGATTTGGAAAAAATTAGGGGATAAGCAAAGCGACAGATAAGCAAAGCGACAGATAAGCAAAGCGACAGATAAGCAAAGCGACAAATCCAAAAATAGGTTTAGATTTTGCGAGTTTTAAATAAGTATAATATATGCCGCCGATTAAGACGCCTATTCAAGCGATTGCCGTATTTGATGGAAAGAAAATCAAAGGAACTGTTTTATTCACAGAAGATTTAAAAAAAGATGTCGTGTTAATAGATATTCAATTATCTGGACTTAAAAAAAGTGGTCTACACGGATTTCACGTTCACGAATCTGGCGATCTCACAAGCCAGTGCGAGAGCTTATGTGCACATTTTAATCCATATGGAAAAACGCACGGTTGCCCTGGAATGAAAAATCGTCATGTAGGGGATCTCGGGAATTTAGAAACGGATGCCAATGGGAATGCTCATTATATAATAGTAGATGACTATATCAAATTGCGTGGTTCAAAAGCGAACATTCTTGGTCGAGGTCTTATAATACATGCAGACGAAGATGATTGTGGACAAGGAGGCGATGAAGCCAGTCTAAAAAACGGCAACGCCGGCAAAAGGATCGCGTGTGCCATTATTGGTTATTCCAAAAACAATTTCAAATGTTAAATTTTTTAGTATTCTTAGAATTATAGATTACTAAAAAAAAATTGATTTACTTTTTTTAAAATAGCCGCAATGTATACCTTATGCAGCAAATGAGTCAAACTTCTTTCTTCGTCCCAACAACAAACGGCTTCAATGAAGACCAATTTCGTGAACTTATTCTAAACAGTGATATCTGTGATATGGAAGATATCATATTCAACTACACTCAACCCGATGTCGTATCGGCTGTTGTCTATTTCAGCAATTGGGGTACCAGTTCTATCGCAGCCGATGCTATGGCTGAAACAGGCGTCTATCATTACTATTACGAGGACGACAAATACATTATTCTACAGAAGATGCCGGAACCAAAGAAGATGGTTTTGGCCGCGGCAAGCCCAAGTAAATCGTGTTACGCTCGAAGCGTTCCTTTCATATTGATGCCTGGTATGCATTTTGAGCTTCCTTGTGAGCCAGCGACAGCGTGTGCAATGATTGGCCAGATTTTGCGGGTCATTAAAGCGGATTTAACGGAAAAGGAGGTCGTGTTCGATTTCAAGCGTAATAACGGCCAAGCATCGTTTGGTATCACGACCAATTATTCTTATTTTACAATCAGTATTTACAACAACGGGTCACTGGGGTCAATTGTCGAATTGGACGCGGCTAACATTTTTGATGTTAGCAAACTGCAGCGTCCGTATTTTCCGGATCTATTCTTGAACATAAAATATTTTACTAAAGTCGAGAGTTTTCAACTCGACGCGTCGGACTATGAGGCCGTTAACTTGGTTCCGATTCCTTGCACAACCGATGCAAGCGTGAGTAAAGAGGAGACCAAACGCAAGTTTTACGAGAGAATTATGGATGTCCAACTGCCGAGGCAATTTAGGTAAGTGTGTAAATAGTGCGTGTAAATAGTGTGTGAATAGTGTGTAAATAGTGTGTAAATAGTGTGTAAATAGTGTGTAAATAGTGTGTAAATAGTGTGTAAATAGTGTGTAAATAGTGTGTAAATAGTGTGTGAATAGTGTGTAAATAGTGCGTGTAAATAGTTTGTAAATATTGTATTTATTTTTTCCTTCCATATTTGCAGTATTGACGTTGAGAGAAACCCTTAGGTCGCCGACAATTAATCGATTTTTTATATTTTCTTGACCACTTATGTCGCCGTTTTTTTTTACTACCACCCATCATAGTATGATGCGACTTGTGCGTTTTTTTATGATCACTGTTGATATTGCGTGAATGATGCGAAGACGACTTGTGTGTTTTTTTATGATCACTGTTGATATTGTGAGAATGATGCGAAGACGACTTGTCTAATTTCGATTCAATCCACATTGCAAAATCTTCTGGTCTGCGCCCAGATTCATATTCTTCAATGACTTTACCCTTATGATTAATATAACGCAACGTAGGAAACCCCATTGGTTCTTGACCAATATGCTGCATATTATTAAATAGATCCTTGTTTATTTGTGCGACAATCACATTATTATTCGACAAATGGGGTTTTTTAACGTGATGTTGAATTTCGGCCCAACTCTGTTTTGTCATATTGCACGGGCCACATCCATCCATATATAAGAACAAAAATGCTTGTTTACCTGAACCGACGTGTTTGTTAAATTGTGCCATATTTCTTTTATTGTGGTCTGTATTTAAATCTGGAACAGGTTCTAAAAATATCATCAACTATATAATAATTATAGAAAATAATAATAATAATTATATATACTTTTATCCCATTCTAATATATATGTATTTAACCATTCTTATTTTAATAGCATTTTTAGTTGGTTTATATGTTTACGGTAAATATGGATCCAAAGAAATTATCGAAGGATTAACAAACGCAAATAATGAAGTCCGGTGTCCAAATATCTTAGTACAGAAGGGTATAAAATATTACCTGTACAATTCTAAAGTCGCAAAAATTCCTGGTGTAAATCCAGTCGAATTTCAGAATTTAGAAGAATATGTCGAGTTTTTAGGTTGGCAACGCAGTCAAGGGATTCGATGTCCAGTTCTGTTTTTACAACATAGTTATGACGCACAGGGCAGTTCCGTGTATAAAGTTAGACCAAGTCCAACTGATTTACAAGGTGGATTACCTCCGTCGCTGCCATACGCCAACCCCAATCCAACATTGCTAACAGATGCTGCGAGAAATGATCAACCATATAACCAAAATACCGCGGCTGGATATGATCCAACATCGCAATATGTAGGTGCAACAACCCCGTTGGATATGATGAACCAACAAGAGGAAAATCTGTTATTTAGTCCTAATCCAATGGATGATAATTGGGCAGGTCAAGAATACACGCAGTCGCTTGTGGATGCTGGGTTTTATAAGGGAAATGAGGTTAATATTCTGGTACCTTAAGTGGTCCGTTTTCAGAAACAGAATAATTAAAATAAAAATACTATATATATGGACGAGTTAATACAAGTTGAACATTTGTATATAGCTAAAATGTATAAAAAATTAGGCGATGGTATTAGAAAAAGGAATATTTGCTGTAGTCCTTGAGAAAAAAGAAATATTATTGAATGGGCACAAATAATACACAGAATACCAGAATATAGTAGCTTAACTTTTAGAGATATATATTTAGTTTTAATTTATATTTATTACTCATTGAATTATAATGAACAAACAACTAATTGGTTAACAGGAATAATGTTGACGAATGAAGTTACAAACGTTGAACTTGTTAGAAGGTTATTATTTAATATAACGACTGGGGATATTGAAGTAGATGGACAAAAACTATCTAGTGAAATAAGACAACAAATATTTGGTATGAAAAATCCTTATAACGCTCTTCCAACAGCTGTTCCAAAAGCTGCGTTATTAGCTGTTCCAAAAGCTGCGTCATTAGCTGTTCCAAAAAGTGCGTCATTAGCTGTTCCAAAAAGTGCGTCATTAGCTGTTCCAAAAGCTGCGTCATTTGCTGTTCCAAAGGCTACTTCAGATGCTTGGAAGTATAAAGGACCAGTTACGTTACATGATGTTAGTACTAAAGCCGAAATTGATAAGGCTATTTACCGTAAATTAAATGATTCAAGAGGATTTACTGGTGAAGAAGGTGATGATTCAAGGGTAATCACTGGTGAAGAAGGTGATGATTCAATGGGAATCACTGGTGAAGAAGGTTATGATCAAATGGAAATCCATAATTATAGTGAAGAAGGTGATGCTGCTCCAAAAGCAGCTTCATTTGTTGCTTCAAAAGCTAATCCATTTGATCCATTTGCTCCTTCATTTTCTGCTTCAAAAGCTAATCCATTTGCTCCAAAAGCAGCTTCATTTGCTGCTTCAAAAGCTAATCCATTTGCTCCAAAAGCAGCTTCATTTGTTGCTTCAAAAGCTAATCCATTTGCTCCAAAAGCAGCTTCATTTGCTGCTTCAAAAGCTAATCCATTTGATCCATTTGCTCCTTCATTTTCTGCTTCAAAAGCTAATCCATTTGATCCATTTGCTGCTTCAAAAAGAAAAGGTGGTAAATCCAAGAAATCCAGAAAATCGAAGAAATCCAAGAAATCCAGGAAATCGAAGAAAAGGTGGTAAATCCAAGAAATCTAAAAAATAGCCGTTCAAATTTGTTTGGTAATATATATTATCAAACAAACAACTTAAAGAAAATTAACACAACGGAATTATACCCCGTCAATAAATTTCATTACCATATTCAAGCTACTCTTTCCTTCTTTCATAATATTCAAATTTTGCAAGAATCCGACTAACTTATCCGGCGTCATTGAACCGATGTCAACACTCACAATAGATTGCAACATTATTGCACTTATGTAATCATCCATCTGAATAATAACATCTTCATAAGCTACTCTGTTGTCTTTTACTAACAAATTATCGTTAATAGTTGAATATGCCTTATTTATTTGACTAGCATAATTCTCTGCTCCGGACGCTTTATTTTGATTGAAGGCGGTTTGATTTATCAAAGAGGAAGATCCTGACCCCGATTCCATTCCTTCCAATATATTAGCCCTCATATTTTTGAACCCTAAATATATTAAAAAACAAATAATAACTAGAATGGCAGTTATTTTTAACAAATCTTGATGCATTTATATTATTATTCTATTATTTTATTCAGGATTCACACTATTTGTGTGCAAATATTTTACAATATTACTTAATGCTGTTTTATTTATTTTACGTACTTGACCTTTTGAATTTGTATAACTAAAATTCGTCAAACACGTTTGGTCTTCCTTTATTTTTAACACTAAATTTGCCATATTTTTAAAATGAGACATAATCGTCATCGCAATAGTTGAACTCACGCCTGGAATCTGCGACAACATTATTTCACCTATATTATCTTGCGTAATATTGTCCTTCTTAACCTTTTTAACAACCGTGCAATAATTTTCAGCTGTTTGTTCTTGTGTTTCTGTTGTTTGTTCTTGCGATTCCATTGTTTGATTTTTATAGTAAAACGTCTTTCCATCGAGATCATTTTTACTAATCTTATATGCCATATTGCATATTAACAACGCCGACTCTTCCATACTTGAACTACGCATTAGCGAAAACCCTTTGTATAACCCTAGGGAAACCATCGCGGAATACAATGTGAGCTTTTCCATTCTATCCTTGAATACATTGAATTTATTCATATCACCTTCTATCAAATAAATAATATTATGATTGTGCATAGGTAATCCTATAAGCCGATACGACTGTTCTTCATAACGACCGTCTTTAATACTAGCTGCTAAATCTCTTAGACTTTTTCTCTCGATAACGACTCGATCGATTTCATTTTCGGATAAAATAATATCGCCAATAGGCAGATTTTCTACGACGATTGTGATATTTTTGTAAAGCGGACTTATTTCTAAAATATACTTGCAACTTTGGATCAACTCTGCTTCACGACAATCAATTTTAATAATCATTTCTCTTTGTAAATCATATAATAGTTAAGTTATTAAATGATTTTTTTCTAAATAATATAAATCTGTAAAAAATATCTGTAAAATAAATGCAAAATATAATAAATCGTTTAACCAAGCATACCAGAGTGTGTAACTGCATACGAACCACGACGGTATTGGTTAGGATTTCTGGTTGTATTCAACAAAATGAAAGGTATAGTATGCATTGTCTGAGGAGCTCTGTATGTGTAACTTTGTCCAACGTTTTTAACGCTCATAAAAACTTGACCACCCCATGTACCCGCCTTTTTATCACCACCAATTGAACCACCACTTTGGCCAGTTCGGTTAGCAATTGTATTGCAGTACGCAGAAGGTCCGTTATGTCCAACAATTAGTCCCATTTATATATACCGCAAATATTTTTTTTTAATATTATTTATATTATATTTATATTTTTAGTTAAATTGCTTGCAACGTAAAATGTCTCCTAAAGACTGTGCGGGTAAACTAGCGTGGTAAATATTTATCTATGAAAACTATATAAACACATTCCCACTAATTAATAAATATACTATGGACGACGTACAACTGGAGAAGAGCTTATTACACGATGATGATATTATAAAGGGTGAAGATGGTCTGATTTTTAATCCATATAATCCATTAAATGTGGAGATTACATTAAATGACGTTCAATGTATTCTCACTAAATATGGTGTCCCTGGAACAGTAACCAATTTTAGTTTATACAAGAGGGCTTTTGTTCACAGGTCTTACACTAAAAGGCCGAATATTGAGAATGCACTTCAAAATATAACAATTGTAGATAGACCTTCAAATTGTTTGCCGTTGCACACTAAATCAAATGAACGCCTTGAATTTTTAGGAGACGGCATTTTGGAGCTTGTAACAAAATATTATTTGTACAGACGTTTTCCTAAAGAGAATGAAGGATTTATGACCGAAAAAAAAATCGCCATTGTTAAAAATGAAGCCATCGGTAAAATAGCCCTAGAAATGCATCTAAATAATTGGCTCATTCTATCTAAGCACGCAGAAGAGAAGAAAATTAGAACCAATCTGAAAAAACTCGGTTGTCTATTTGAATCATTTTTAGGTGCATTATTTTTAGATTTCAATAAAATATCGGTAAAGGATGAAGATGGATGGTTTTCATCAGTTTTTGTAACGGGCCCAGGATTCCAAATTGCACAAAAATTTGTTGAGAATATTTTCGAAAAACACATCGATTGGATTGCCCTCATTCAAAATGATGATAATTATAAAAACATTCTTCAAGTAAAGATACAAAAGGAATTCAAGGTGACGCCGCATTACTTGGAAATAGATCACGACGTTGATAATGGTTATAAAATGGGCGTGTATTTATGTGTTGGACAGCCCATTCATTCTGTAAGCATTGCTAATGCTACTCATATAGACAATGTTAAAACATTTAAAGAAATACAAGAATGCATTGCAAATTACGGTAAAGTTCTCATCTTTTTAGGTGAAGGACAACATAAAATTAAAAGAAAAGCCGAACAAATGGCGTGTAATGAAGCGATACAAAAGATTGAAAAGTACTCTACTTTGTAAAATGAATAAAATTTATATATTTATAAAATATAAGTAAATGAGTGCTTTAGAAAAACTGAAAGAAAAATTAAGATCAAAGCCAAATGTCGAAGAAATTGGTAAAAAAACAGTCGAAGTCGTCATTCCTGTTCCAAATAAACAAGAGGAAGTAACTTTTTCTAAAGTTACGATACATGATAAACGCGAAACGGCTAAATTTAATATGGAAGATCTCAGTAAAAAACTCAAGGATCGCCGTCTGACAAAACTAGTACCTGTTTCTAAAGAACTCGAAAAACCATTAGAAGCCATTGCCCCGGTACCCAAGAAAAAATCCAAAAAACTAACAGGTAAGCGTTTATTGGTCCTACAAGATGAAGGGGTGTCAATTATAAATGGTAAAGAAGAACCGGCATTAGAGCAAGAACCGGAATTAGAGGAAGTCGAAGACACGGCGATAAAGCCAAAAACCAAGTCGAGAAAAACGTCTAG